TAACCCATTGGACTTGGCTCGCCAGATCATGTTTGCAATAACACTCATCACCACGACAATCGCACTCCTAGTCACTTACTTGCCCCAATGGCTGGAAACCCAAGCCTGGATAGATGAGCAGATTAAGATTGAACTTGACAAATTCTATGCAACCTATACACTCCCTTTCAAACCAATACACTACCCTTGGAGAACACTAATCCCAGTTATGTCTGCATTTGCTTACTTGATACTAAGACTCTTGTCCCCAAAGAAGTATAACAGACTCACTCACGTTTGTCCTGCAACCACGGCTGTCATCATGGAGAGTGCAGCATGTACAGCCACAGAACACATGAATAATTTCGACGCACGTTATCGCCGAGTCACCTCTTGCATAAATATTCCTGCGAGCGATGCTGTGGCCCTTCGTGAAGGATCCTATCACGCCACTAGAACGCACCTTAATGAAGTAGCAAGATCACGCGTCGGAGTCCAAAGGGATTTTCATGGGGCAGTGTTCTCGGTTGGCTTGTGGGCTCGCGTGGACACACTGCCCGAAACCGTGGCTCAGAGCCCGTCCTCTATGGTTACAGATCGCATGAAGTTGGCCTTCCGCCGCCTCCGGAACCTGATGACGAGTCTTTTTCGTACCGCCTACCCAGCCGCGTACTCCCTAGGGCTATCGGCGCTCGAGCGTTCCCCGTACCTAGCATTCCGACTGTTGGACCCATTTACCCAGACACTCGTGATCCTAGCACTAGCATCGCTGGATTTAAGAAACGTGTTGCGTTCGTCCCTCCCCCTGCCTTGCCCGGTTCGATGGATAGCCTGCGCCGCTTTGTTCGGAGTTTTGTTAGGGCTCGCATCTCGCCGGTGGTTGTCATGAACTTTGAGGAGTGGTTGAGCGGGACTAACTATAATGACACCCGCAAGAATCAATTGAGGGAGGCGTTGGAGAGAAGCAATGGTCAACCGAGTGTTAGAAAGTGCAGACACGTGGAACAACACATGAAGCGAGAGTCTTACCCCCAGTACAAGCACGCCAGAACAATTAACTCTAGATGTGATGAATTCAAAGCTTGGTCAGGCCCAATTTTCAAATCCATTGAGAATGTCGTGTACAAGCTCACTGACAATGCAGGAAAGCCTTATTTTGTGAAACACATGACAAATGAGCAAAAGATGAAACGAATCTTATCTATGTCTGTGCCTGGCCGCAAGTACTACGCCACAGATTTCACTTCCTTCGAAAGTCACTTCACCCCAGAAGTCATGCGCAGCATCGAATTCGTCCTATATGAACAAGCGCTTAAGAATTACCCACATTACTTGAAAAAGATCAAGCGAGTTCTTGCTGGCACTAACTCAATACACAACCGACTTGGCGTGCGTTGCCGGCTGAAAGGGAGAAGGATGTCTGGCGACATGAACACCTCCTTGGGGAACGGGTTTTCAAACTTAATGTTGTGCTTGTACGCCTCGTCTCTCGGGCATGCAAACTACTTTGATGGAGTGTTTGAAGGAGACGACGGATTATTCTCCACCGATGCACACATCGACGAACAATTGTTTCGCAATCTTGGCTGGAACGTAAAAATTGAAGTTCATGACAGTGTGGAAACTGCTTCTTTTTGCGGTGTTGTCACTTCTGGCGATGGCAACATGCTCAAAAGGCCTGAGAGAGTCCTCTCCAGTTTGACGTGGAACAGCACCCACGTGTTTTGCAAGCATAGGACAGCAATGGAACTTTTCCGTGCTAAAATAATGTCTGCCGCAGTTGATTGCGGTCATTGTCCAATAATTTGTGCAGTCCTACACTATTATGACAAAATGACTGAATCTTATACACCCAGGTTTGAAAATAGGTACGTTCGTGATAAAGTTGCTAGAAATCGAGACCGATGGATAGGTGAACCAACAGACAGAGACCGCAGTACTTTTGAAATGGTCTACGGTATTAGTGTCGCCACACAGATTGCATGTGAACAGACAGCCAAGGTTGGAGATTTTAGCATTCTTGCAACCGTCCTCTCCGCGTCTAAAGACATGGGAGACTATCGAACCCGATACTTGGAGTATTGAGCGTATGAGATTTCGTCAAATCTCCAGTGAGATCTGTCTTCTCCACTAGGGTCGTGGGGCACCCGTGTGCGGAATACACATTAAATGCCCTCCGTGACCACACACGTAAAAGGCCCTGATTCAGGTTACGAATCCTTCGCATTTCAAGTAAGGAATGCGGGTCTTTAGGCCGACCCAAGGGCACTTGTTGCCCAAACCTATGTCCCTCAACCAAGCATTGTGGGGATGGGCCACATTAAAAAGACCTGTAAATGCTTGGAAGTTGGACACGTCACACCACAAGTGTG